GTGTGCATCGTGGTGAATGAATTATTCAATGCCGGGCGGCAGTTGGCCAATTTCCTTCAAGATTCGGTATTCAGCCCGAGAGGTAGATTGGTTGAGCAGGTCAGTGTTCAGCCAATTATCGTCAAAGTTTTCTTCGCACGGCTTATCATAGCTGGGGTCGATAGGATGAGCAAGTAAATGCTGCTGCATCCGCTTGATTCGTTCGGGAGTCAAAAGTTTTTCATTGTAGTTCATAGAAGTTTAATCCATACCCCACTAGCTCAGAAATACAGTTTCTGACGATAAAATTGAGAGACTGAACGGCCTCTTCGTAAGAAAGCTCTTCTTGATGGAACATAGCAGCTATTTCATCGGCTGATATTCCTAAATCCGTGACAAGAATATCAGCGGCGGAACGGTCAAAGGTAGAGGTCTTTTCTATAGCATAAATCGTGCTGTCGTGTCCAACGGCAGTAAGCAATTTAAGATGTGGCCTATGAACAAAACTTTGCAAATCTTTTGGCGAAAAGATATTGCTGTCTGGATGTGTATGGGTGGCGATGTAATCATTTTGGAAATCAGGCAACCCAACTGTATGCCCTTCAGGAGAACCTGCGAGGGTCTGCGTCAGCGGCCGCATATTCAAATCGAACACTCTGCCAACCTCAACGCCAAGAGGCTGCTTGGATGCTTCCATCAACAGCCGCTTATGCGCGTTTTGGAGCTGGCGCTGTTTGGCTGCGTCCAGAGTATCGCAGTCGAAAGCTTTTATTTTCGCCACTGCCTGCATTGTAACAGGTTCCGGCTCGAGATTCAAGCTCTGGAAGGTGGAAGTATCGGGTTTCTGCCTGCTCTTCCACTCCGTCCACTTCGTCCCCGCAGGCAGATAATACTCCTCGCCGTCCTCATCGCGTGCGATGCGCAGGCCGTCGGCGAAGTCCTCCGGGATGACGGGTGCGGTGGTGCAGCGGCAGCGGGGATGGAAAGGCGGCACGGTGACGCCCGGCTCATACTGGGCAAGAGGTATCTCTTTGCCGTCCAGCTGGCCGCAGATGCTGCAGGTGCTGCCGTCTAGAGTGCCGATGATCTCCACCTTCTCGACGCCCAAGTCCTTGAAGCCCTGCTTCTCGGCGAGGGCGCTGTAGTAGGCCGTTTCGGTGTAGACCAGACGGCCCGCCTTGTAGCGGTCAACGTCGAACTGTTTGGCGATGGCGTCGGTGAGCTGGGCTGGGGAGTCGCCCCGCAGCAGACCCTGCGTCAAGCCTTTATGAACGGCCTGCACTAGGGAGTTCTTATTCGTCCAGCAGCGGTCGCGGAAGGTGCGGTCATCGGTCGTCCATGCCTTTGCGGTCAGGGCGTCCAGCTGACCCTTGTCGAGGGAGACGGTCTTGAAGCGGATGTCGAGGCCCATGGCCGTTTCCTGCAGGGCGCCGGTGTAAGCATCGTCTGCCGCCCGGCGGACAGCCTCTGTAAGCTGTGTTTCCTGCCCGGCATACAGTTCCTCTATCTGCTGGCGAATCTGCGTCTCCACGGCTTCCAGCCGGGAAATGTGGACTCTGGCGGAGGCGTTGCGCAGCTGGCGCTGCCACGTCTCATCCAGTCCGGCCTTCTGGGCTGTCTCTATGTACTTCGCCACGTCCCAGCGGAACTCTTCAAGCTCTTTCGCTCCCAGCAGACGCCGGGCCTCGGTGAGAGAAACGCTGTTGTCGTCAGCGAATCGGGTACACCAGCTGTCCAGTTCCTTGCGGGTGCGGTACAGGGCCTGCCGGTACAGCGCTTCCATTTCCCGGAGGGCCGCCTGTGCGGTTTTATAAGTGCTGTGTTCCAGCAGGGAGAAGCGCCCCCGCCAGTATTCGGAATTGTTCATGGCGGGTCACACTCCCTGTTATGCGTTGAAGGTGGTGGGTGTATAGTCATCCTGCGCCTGTGCGGCCTTTTCCTCCGCCAGACGGTCAAGCTCGGTCTGGGCGTCCGTTACCCACGGATGCTGCTCAACGATGGTCCGGTTGGAGAGCAGCCCCACCGAGTTGCGGCAGTTGGTGATGCTCTCCGTCTCGTTGATGAGCATATCGCGGTTGAACACGATGGTGACAGGGACATCCTCGAAATCGCCCTTGCCCCGGTTGACGAGGTCTTTGTTGATGAACCAGAGCAGGTCTTCGAAGGCAGCCTGAAACTCGGTCTCCATGCCGTTTGCATCGAGGTCGATGTCAGCGTACATACTCTGGATGTTCATCTGGTTGGGATTACCGGAGAGACGGTCATCCTTGGCGTCGTAGCTCTTGGCGTTCTCGATGAGCGCCTTTTTCAGCAGGTCGAGGATGGCTTTGTAGTTGTCGGAGTTGACCTCGACGATCAGTTTTTCCACGCCGCCATCATCCCGCACCTTGACCGCGCCGTAGGCCGAAAGGTTTTCCCGGAACTTTCCCAGGTCCTCGCCGTCATAGTTGCGTAGGATGAGGATGGTGTTCCGGGCATCCTCCTGCATATTGTTCGTGAAGTCGGAGAGCAGGGTGTTGATGGCGTCCTGCAGGCACTTGACCCGCTGGATGAGCGGGAGCTCCTGCTTGTTGTACTTGAAGGGGATGAGCGGGATGCGCTCCCAGTTATAGCCGGTGTCAGGCCCATCCGGCCCGGGACCGGTAAAATATGTTTCGTACTCTCCGGCAGCAGTGTCCGGCAGCAGCATATCGTTCTGAAAGATGTAGCGGTGGATGCCGTCCTTTCTGAACAACTCCACCTTTTCGACGGTCTCTTTTGTGTAGCCGTTCCAGACCTCCTGCGTGTAGAGCCGGGCGGCGCAGTCCAGCCGGGTATGGTCATCGTCAGCCCAGAAGGGCAGCACCTCGTATCCGGAAAAGCGCTTGAATGCCAGATGGCCGTCTTCGCCATAGTAGGGGTAA